ATCCAACACTGTTTTGGGGTCGTGAGCCAGATGGCACTTTTGTTATGACAGGCAAAAATGGTTGGGGTAAAAACAAAAGCACCAGCAGTGAAAATTTAAAACAGTTTATCATGGGTACAGGACAAGGCGAGGATTGGAGACAAGACTTTGCCAACAGTATGGGACAAGTGTTTGACACATTAGAAGCAAACACACCCGGCGATATGCGTGGCTATGTGTACGGAGACCTGTTGTACAGCCCTAGCAAGCCCTACAGCGTGTCTGATGCTGGTATACAGTTTACACCCAACAAGGTTACATATACAGTTGATCCCAGCAGTAAACTAGGGCAACGTATACAAAATAGCAGTGTAGGCATTGTAGCACACACATATCATGATGAGTTTGGTAGTAAAAGTGGAACACCTATCAAAGATACTAACAGTGTAAACAGCAATGATGTGGTAGTGTTAGGACAAACATATGTAACACATCAACCTAAAGTTGACACAGGTGTTGTGCAAGACATTATAAGCACAGCAAATGCGAACGCACAAAAAATAGACAATTGGTTAGCACCTGAAAAAGGGCTGAGCAATAAAAGTGCAATACTATACAACTATATAAATCAAATGACAAAAATGGGCAAACTCGGTCAATTGCAATCAGGATTTTTTGATTGGCTCAAGCAAAGCAAAGTAAGTGCAGGACAGCAAGCAAAATTAATGGCAAGCGACACTGATGGTCTAAATGCTATACTTGAATTGGTAGTAAAAGTACAAAATGCCAAAAACGATATTATTGATCAATTGGATAATGCTGGTGCTGATGTAACAGCAACCACAAAAGGAGAACGTGGCGGTGAAGGCTACGTTGCAACAAGAGACAAAATCAAATTGGTTCCACGTCATCGCTGGACACCAAACTAAGGTAAATACTAGTATGGAAAAGTATACAGCAAAACAATATGCAGAAATGACAGGCGGTCATACAGTGAGTGAGGAAAAGAAAAGTCTTAACCTCAGTTTGATTGGCAATGAAGTCAATGAAAGCCGTATGTTTAGAAGTAAAAATCGTGTCGAAGGCACTAGTAATAGATCAATGGCAGATCTTGCTTTTTTGAACATGATTACACTGTACATACTAGCAAACGAATATGACTATGCACCGTTTGCTAAAAACTATGCGGCAAAAACAATTATGTATCAAAACTTTAACAATTTTAGAAGTAATGCTACAGACTTGTATATGGCACTGTACAGTATAAAGAATGGTGCTAGTACAGCTAGAGAAAAAGATCAACTTCAACAATCAAGACTCAACTTACCAGAACAAAAGATCAAACAATTTTTAACACAGTTAAAATTTGGCAGACCTGTAGTTGCTCCTCAAAATTTCTTTTTAAATTTAGAAAGAGGATTAGATATACAAAACAGCAACTATAGAAGTATTAGACGACTAGCACAAGATTGGCCAAAACTAAACAAAATGCAAAAGCAACTAGTGATTACTCGTATGCTACAGTATTATAGAACCAATGCATTGCGCAGTGAATTATATTCAGTGATAAGAGATATTGCTAGAAGTCAAGGTCTTGAAATTAAAAATGCACACAATGCAGAAAAACCAAAAGTACAAGGAAGTGATACCTTATCGAGAATTGCTACTATGGCTGCTGGTGCTTATGGCGGCTTCCAACTTGGCAGAGCAATAGGCAAGAGTTTCTCTGGTCGTAAATGATTAATTACACAGCATACACACTAGTAGATATTACCAATACAGGCGAAACTAGAATAAAGCAAAACAATACTTGTAGGTATTATCAACAACAAAATTTCAACACATTAATACAAAGCATTGGGCTAAGAAGTCAACCATTGGAACCTATTATAACTGTTAATATGGCACAAGATGTAGTTGAATATGGCTTTGGAAAACAGTATCAAGGACTACATACAGTATGGAGAATAGACTTTAGTATAGAGCATAGTAATGTGTTTAACTTTGAAGGTAAAGAATTTTATCATTTAATAAACGACTGTGACGGTATTGCTATAATCACTGGATTGGAAGAAACAGCAGAATTAAATACACGTTGTTTTGAAACAACAGATCCTGCTAACGTTAACGTACTGTTTAAAAAGAACTACGATATCATATAAATAACTGCATATATAAGGCACACAACTAAGGCACATGATATAATATAAGGCAAACATACAATTGAGGCACCCTGTTTTAACTAAGTCACTAGAAGTGGCAGGAAAGCTGAACTATGTCAACCGAGACAACTTCGCTAGAGCGAACAAATTTAGAAGCCCACGTGGATCTTTGTGCAGAAAGGTACAAAGGTTTGGAATCACGACTAGACCGTGTGGAGGAAGCTGTCGGCGACCTTCACAAAAGCATACAAGAAATGAGGGAAGAAAACCTCAAGATGCACCAAAGCAGTAACAGAATACTACTTGGCGCAGCGGCCACCGTTGTGGCTGGTATCCTTTCAACCATCATTGTTCTATTGATGAATTAACTCCTAGCATAAATATACGTATGATACTACAAGAACTTGATACCACTAACGTGATTGAAGCGAAACTAGTATGGGCTCGCAAAGGAAAAAGTGTGAGCAGAAAGTTTCGTTGTGCAGTTGGACAACGAAAAGGTAGACTAGTTAGCAATCCTAGTCAGTGTAGCAAGCCTATTGATATCAAGAAACGTATGACATTGAAGAAAACAAAAGCTCGCATGGGTAAACGTATGATGCGCAAAGCGCAACGTACCAAGAAGTTTAACCCAGCAAGTAAAGCAGTGCAAAGATTGAACAAGGCAGGCAAGAGATGAAAATATTTGAAGTAATCAGCGAAGACAAAAAAACATGGTACAAAGACGGTGTTGAAATGTGCAGTAAAGATTGTTGCGGTCAACCAGTTACTGAATGTACATGTGGACCTGAATGCAAACACTGTGATTGTTACGAAATAAACAAAGGTCTAAATGAAGGCCCAACCGGATATGGAATGCGTGACGGAGATGTAGGCGCTGGCATGAGCATGGCTAGCAGACGTCAAGCTCAAAGTGATGTAGTCAATGCTACAAAACGTGCAAACAACAGAAATGCTGATATGGGCAGAGAAGTTAATGTTGCTAATAAATCTTTAAACAGAAGAATAAACAGATTGTCTAAAAAACAGCCTACAGGATTACCAATGCGTTTGATAAATCCTCAACCAGCACAAGCACCCGAAGCACCACCACCACAACAGAGAAAATAAAATGAAAACACTAGTAACAAAAGGCGGAATTCAAACTTGGATCAATACCAGAGAAAGTGCATTCTTAGAAGAACACTTTGCAGTGGACGAACTTTTAGATGCTACTAATCTAAGTGAACGTGAACATTATATTGCACAAAATTTAGTAACAAGAGGTGTCCTTGACAAAGATGTAGATCAAGGCAAAGCCAGTTATAAACTTAATATCAACAGATTTGGACGGTAGTATGGATAATGATACAAAAGCAATGTTTAACATTCTCAACAAGTTAGAAAATGTTGACAAGACCACACGTATTGTTGCTGAAAGAGCTGAAAGTGATGTGGACCTTAAAATGGCAATCAATCAGCGTGTAGATGAAAATAGTGTTAGTATCCAAAATTATAGAGTTGATATTGTTCTACAAAACTTTGCAGGTAGACAAAAAAAGTTTTACAATATAGTAGAAAGCAATCGTATACTGCACAAGGAACTCGCACTGTTTGAAACAGCAATGGGTATTGTTAAAAATCTAATGTTAAACAAAAGCAGTAAAGTACAAGATTTGGTGAGATACGATATTGAATACACTAATAACTTGTACGAAGTATACATGCACAACAGTCGTATCAAAAGTGGTAAAATCAATGAAGATATTGCTAGTGCTAAACTAGATAGAGCCAAGCAAAAGATGCTTGAAGCTAAAAACAAAATACTAAGAAAACTATAAATACAATATATAGAACGGGAATAGAAACATGTTTTTAAACGATTTACACAGTGCCAAGCACAACGTAGAAAAACTAAACAAAGTTCTGGCTGATAGTTTTAACCATGAGGTAGATCTATCAAACATGAACATGGATAGTTTAAACCGTATGCTTAACACTACAGAAGCCAAAATGATGGCTATTAAAGAAAATGATCTCAAGTACTGGGAGAATCCACAGTACAATAAGCTAGGACTTATCCAGCATCAACTCAAAACTTACATCAATGAAGTTGCTCCAACACGTACAGATGGCAAGAAGATGAAAGCCAGAACTGAAAGTGTTGTGATGGAAGATGAGCTAGAACAAGCAGAAGTTATGCTAGCAGCTCAAGAAATGGTCGATGAACTACAAAAAATGGTTGAAGACGTTGCAGAAATGCAAGTACAAAAATTGATGCCAATTGTAGACGCAATGAAAGAGCAAGTAGGTTTTGAACAAGCACAAGCATATAATACAGCAGCTGATGCAGCTCTTGGCGCTTTACTTGATCAAATGAAAGTAGCCAAAGAGACAGTTGAAAATGCAACACTAGCGGCACGTGGACAAGCACCTGCAACACCTGCTCCAACAGACATGGCAGCAGACCCGGAAGCACCTAGTGATGCTGACATGGACATGGATGTAGATACAGACATGGATGATGATTTTGAAGGTGACGATGCAGCCGCAGGTGAAGATAACACCATTGGTAGAGAATTAAAAGGCGAAAGCGCAATTGCTGAATTGGAGGGTAGTGCGTTAGCTGAAAAAAAGTTTCTAGAGAGTAAGGACAAGCTCTTTAAAATGGTTGAGAGTGGCAAAATGACACAGGAACAATTCATTAACATTATCAATGAACTAGACGGAAAAAAATAATGTTAATCTGCGAAGTTATAGTAAACGAAGACCAGGAAGATCTCTTAAACGACCTAGAAGAATTAATCACTAGGGCAAAAGCCAATGGCAAGTTTAAGATACCTACCAACATGGTGCTTGCTAAACTTCGTGCAATGGGTCATAGTATTAGTATACAAGATTTACTGGATCTACTGCCAACTATTACAAGTGTTGGATCAAGCAATAAAAAAGACATCACACTGGACACAGCATTACCCCGTTCTAATGCTGAACCAGAAGATGATACAGTGGAGAAAATGGCTAAAAAACAAATGCAAAAGGATGACGAACTGTGACATATTATATTAATAAAACAGAAGCTCGAGCAATGGCAAGAGCAGACCTTACAATATATGACGAGGTTAATGCACTCATGAGGCAAGTCATCCAAGATGCAGGTAATGGATTGTATCAAACTACAATAAGTGACGGTACTACAATGACAGAAAGTACTCCTACAATTACAGTTACAGGCACAGTTGCTAATCCAACTATTACTCCAAGTGATACACTGATATTAGGAGGCAATACCATTTCGTTAGGTACTACAGGTACTAATTTAAATGCTGTGATTGCTGATATAAATGATGCAAATATTTCTGGACTAGTAGCTAGCAAAAACAGCACCAATAATCTTGTGCTTACATATAGTGCTCCTAGTTCTACTAGCTGGAATTTTATTATTGGTGCAGGAACAGCAAACACAGATGTTGGACTAACAGCTGGTACTACAACTGCTACAAATCCAGAAAGTGTTACATACTTTAGTGTGTGGCAAGGTGTAGCAAATGATAGACCTAAAACAGATCAAATGAATCAAGTTATATTGTATTTTCAAAATTTAGGATATACAATCGATCGTCTAATTAACACCACCAATAATAAAACTTTTAAATGGGTCATTAGCTATTGACATTGACCTAGTATAGTGTTACATTAACAGTATGTTAAACATCACTACACCCTATCCTTATAAAGAATTCAAGAGAAAGAGCGTCAATGGAAAACGTTTATACGAAAATCCGTATGGCGATCCTGTCCCTAGTGTTACAACAATATTGGATAAAACGAAACCTCGTGAGAAGAGAGAAGCCCTCAACCGTTGGAAGAAACGGGTCGGTGAAGAAAATGCTCAAAGAATAGTTACTGAAGCTGCCAATGTTGGCACAATCATGCACAACATATTGGAACACTGGGTAAAGAACGAACAGTATACAGGTGAAACCATACTGCAAGCCAAGATGATGGCTGATACAGTAAAACAAAACATCGAAGAAGATTTAGATGAAGTGTGGGGTAGCGAGGTAAACTTGTGCTATCCGCAACTGTATGCAGGCACAACTGATTTGGTTGGCGTATACAAAGGCGAACCGCACATCATGGACTTCAAACAAACTAACAAGCCTAAAAAGCGCGAGTGGATCGATGACTACTTTATGCAAGCCGCGGCTTATGGAATGGCACACAATGAAGTGTTTGGTACAAAGATTGAACGTGCCGCTATCTTTATGTGTAGCAGAGATTTACAATGGCAACTGTTTGAAGTTGGGCCAGCAGAATTTGAAATGTGGACAGAAAAATGGGCTCAGAGAGTTGCAGAGTTCTACAACTTGTCATAAATACTGTATCAGGAGCACGAAATGGCAGATACAAGAATTAGTAAAATTAAGGTAAGGCAAGGTCAATTTAGCGACATGCCTATTTTAGACCCTGGCGAATTTGGCTACGCTAAAGATGTCAGAAGATTGTTTATTGGCAATGACACAGTTAGTGTAGGCACAGGTAACGGTGTCTTAACACAATTTACTGTACCAATTGGACTAACAGAACCAAGTATACTTAGAGTTTTTGTAGATGGCACGGCTGTAAATGCTAGTGATTATACAGTTACTGGAACCACACTAACTTTCAGCACTGCTCCTACTGGTGCTATTACTGTTGGATTTAACAGTGAAATCACAATGGGTGAAGATTTACCAGACAGTGTACAATTGGCTGCAAGCGGAAGCACAGATGATACTGGATTCCAAGTAGACACAACACTGTACAATGTTGTTATTATGGATTATACTCTTAGTAGTACCAACGGAGTTAGAGTTGGGCAACTAAGATTTGCTACAGATACAAACGCAAGCACTACTACTATCGACGATCAATACACAGAAACTGGAGTTGTAAATGTACAGTTCAATATAGACATTGCAACTGCCAATACAATGAAACTACAATATTCAGATTTTGATAATCTAATCAGTACATTTAAATACACGTATCAACTTTGGAACAGCAATTAAACCATAGAGCTTGGTTTGAACCTCCCAAAACACGTTTAAAGATGTGGAGGGAATTCAGGCAGGGCTTAGACATTAATAATACACTGGAAGTATGTCAAACAGTTGTTGATTGGTGGAAAAGTTCGCCAATCATGGCAATAAGTATAGATCCTTTTGACTATACAAATTGGCCTACTCCATGGGAAATGCTACATCAAGGAGACTTCTGTGACAACAGTTTGGCTCTAGGAATGAGTTATACCATATATTATGCAAACAATAGAATACCTAATAGGTTAGTGTTTGTACAAAATAAACAAGATAGCATACAAAAATTGTGTGCATTGATAGATGAAAAACACCTGCTTAACTATCGTCACGGCGTAATAAGTAGTACACCAGATGATGAAACTATTATCTATAGTGTCGACATTGACACAGTGGTCAAAGAATAAAAGCTAAAAATAAAAAATGAGAGGACACAGATATGACTGAAATTCATGTAACTAAACGCAACGGTACCAAGGAGCCTATAGACTTGGATAAACTACACAAAGTAGTATTTTATGCAACTAAGGATATCAACGGCGTTAGTGCTAGTGAAGTTGAAATAAAAAGCAGTTTGCAATTTTTCAATGGAATCACTAGTAGTGAAATTCAGGAAACTCTTATTAAAAGTGCAGCAGATTTGATCAGTGAAGAAACACCAAACTACCAATGGGTAGCTGGTCGTCTTATTGTGTATCACCTTCGAAAGATGGTGTATGGTAGTTTTGAACCTGCACATCTACTAGACACAATCAAACACAATGTAGAAGAAGGATGGTATGATCCTGCATTGTTAGAAGACTATTCTGCTGACGAATGGAACGAACTCAATGACTATATTAAACACGACAGAGACGAAAACTTTACATATGCTGCCATGGAGCAGTTTAGAGGAAAGTATCTAGTACAAAATCGTGTTACAGGTGAAATCAAAGAAACACCGCAAGTGGCATATATGTTAATTGCTGCTACACTATTTGCAAATTATGAAAAAGACACAAGGTTAAAATGGGTAAAGGATTATTATGATGGAGTCAGCAATTTTGATATCAGTCTGCCTACTCCTGTTATGGCTGGTGTTAGGACACCTCAACGACAATTCAGCAGTTGTGTACTCATCGAGAGTGATGATAGTCTTGATAGTATTAACGCTACTACTAGCAGTATTGTTAAATATGTCAGTCAAAAAGCTGGCATTGGCATCGGAGCAGGAAGTATTAGAGCACTTGGTAGTCCTATCCGAAAAGGAGACGCATATCATACAGGAGTTATTCCGTTCTACAAAATGTTCCAAAGTGCCACAAGAAGCTGTAGCCAAGGTGGTGTGCGAAACGGAGCCGCAACACTGTACTATCCAATTTGGCACTTGGAAGTCGAAGACTTGTTAGTACTTAAAAACAATAAAGGCACAGATGATAACCGTGTGCGTCACATGGATTATGGTGTGCAGTTTAACAAGTTATTTTACGAAAGATTGATCAGCAATGGCAACATTACACTGTTTAGCCCAAGTGATGTACCAGGATTATATGAAGCATTCTTTGCAGATCAAGACAAGTTCCGTGAACTGTATGAAACAGCAGAACGCAACACAAGACTACGCAAAAAAGTAATCAGTGCTACAGAATTGTTTAGCCAGTTTATGGAAGAACGTAAAAACACAGGACGCATCTACTTACAGAATGTAGACAATGCCAACAGTCACAGTAGTTTTAAACCTGAAATTGCACCTATTAGACAAAGTAACTTGTGTGCCGAGATTGACTTGCCTACAAAGCCGCTAAACGATTTCAATGATGAAGCTGGTGAAATTGCACTGTGTACACTGAGTGCTATTAATTGGGGCAACATTAAACGTCCTGAAGACTTTGCAAAACCATGCGAATTAGCAGTTAGAGGACTTGATGCACTGCTTAGTTACCAAAACTATCCGGTACGTGCAGCAGAACGTGCTACAGAAGGAAGACGTCCACTGGGTGTTGGTATTATTAACTTGGCGTATTGGATGGCTAAAAATGGTATGACTTACAGTGATCCAGACTTAAACATGATAGATGAATATGCAGAGGCTTGGAGTTATTATTTGATCAAAGCAAGTGCAGACCTAGCAGTAGAACAAGGTCCTTGCTTGTGGAATGAAGAAACAAAATACAGCGACGGACTTACACCTAACCAGACATATAAACAAGATGTTGATGAATTAATTCCTCATGTAGAGCGTATGCCGTGGGTTGAACTACGTCAACAACTGCGTGAAACAGGCATTCGCAACAGTACACTAATGGCGCTGATGCCAGCAGAAACCAGTGCGCAGATTTCAAATGCTACAAACGGTATTGAACCTCCACGTAGTCTTGTGAGTGTTAAACAATCAAAGCATGGTGTACTGAAACAAGTTGTACCAGGCATTCATAAACTTAAAAACAAGTATGAATTGCTGTGGGATCAGCGCAGTCCAGAAGGTTATATGAGTATTATGGCAGTGTTACAAAAGTACATTGACCAAGGCATCAGTGTAAACACTAGTTACAATCCTGTGTTTTATGAAGATGAAAAAATTAGCATGAGTGAGATGCTAAAACATTTGATGATTTTTTACAAGTATGGCGGTAAACAATTATACTATTTCAATACCTATGATGGTCAAGGAGAAATAGATGTTGACAAATTAAACGAACCTGCTAATATAGAAATCACAGATGACTATCAATTTGATGAAGAAGAAGCATGCGATAGCTGCACAATATAGAAAGAGATGAAATGAGTGTATTAAATGCAAACCAAAGAAACCGTCACCTCGAAAGTTTGATGTTCTTAGATCCAAACGGCGGTGTTGACATTCAACGTTACGACACGTTGAAGTACAAACAGTTTGATAAGCTAACTGATAAACAGTTAGGTTTTTTCTGGAGACCAGAAGAAGTTGATGTGTTGCGTGATGCAGCCGACTTTAAAAACTTAACTGAACACGAAAAGCATATTTTTACAAGTAATCTCAAAAGACAAATCTTATTGGATAGTGTGCAAGGTCGTGCTCCTGCAGACAGTTTCAATCCACTAGTAAGTTTGCCTGAACTAGAAAATTGGGTAACAACTTGGACATTTAACGAAACTATTCACAGTCGCAGTTACACACATATCATTCGCAACGTGTACAGTGATCCTAGCATTATCTTTGATGAGATGATGGACATTCAAGAAATTGTCGACTGTGCAACTGATATTAGCAAACACTATGATGATCTTATTGAAATGGGTCAATGGTATAATCTACTAGGTGAAGGTACACACACTGTAAACGGCAAAAAAATTAAAGTTGATGCATACGAGCTCAAGAAACTTATCTACAAAGCAATGGTAAGTGTAAACATTTTAGAAGGTGTACGTTTCTATGTGAGCTTTGCATGTAGTTGGGCATTTGCTGAACTTAAAAAGATGGAAGGCAATGCTAAAATTATCAAACTTATCTGTCGCGATGAGAATGTACACTTGGGTAGTACGCAAACATTGCTGAAACTTATGCCCAAAGATGATCCAGACTTTGCTAAAATTGCAGAAGAGTGCAAAGATGAAATGGTACAACTGTTTGTTGATGCTGTGGATCAAGAGAAAGCATGGGCAGATTATTTGTTCAAAGACGGTAGTATGATTGGTTTAAACAGTCAACTATTACACGAATATGTTGAATGGACTGCTAACAAGCGTATGACCGCAGTAGGACTTCCGAGTCCATACAAAGGCGGAAGTAACCCACTGCCTTGGACACAGAAATGGATTGCCGGTGCAGAAGTACAAGTTGCACCACAAGAGACAGAGATCAGCAGTTATGTAATTGGCGGAACAAAACAAGATGTCAACGGTAGTACGTTCCAAGGCATTAAACTATGATCACACTATACAGCAAACCAATGTGTCCGTATTGTGACATGGCAAAAAATTATTTAGATAAAAACGAGTTTGAATACGAAACCATCAATGTAATGGAAAACGATGAAGCTCGTACCTTTATTATGAATGAAGGGCATAGAACTATGCCACAAATTTATCATAATGGTAAGCTATTAGTAGCAGGCGGTGGACAAGCTCTTGTTCGTATGCCGCCTGACAAAGTAAGAGAACTCATAGGAGAAGTTGTAGATGTTAGTGATTTCAAACTTTAAAAAAGGCGATGTAATTACAGTAAAACTAAGCACAGGTGAAGAACTTGTTGCACGTTTTGAAAGTGTAAGTGCTGATGAACTCAAGTTAGTAAAGCCAACTGTGCTTACACTCAACCCACAAAATGGGCAAGCAATGTTGATTGCATGGTTAATGAGTATCGATGCACACAACAGTGAACCAGTTAGTATCAAAGGTAACCAAATTGTTGCAACAGCAAGGACAATCAAAGGACTTGCTGATAGTTACACTAGCAGTACAACAGGAATACAAACTGCTAGCAGTATGCCATTGGGTGAGAGCCTGAAACTCTAATAAATACTTGCATGGCAAGATGGGTACATAGACAAGACGATGCTAGAGATTGTGGCGCTGGCACCGTTACACAATGCACAAATGTTAGAGTTAACAGTAAATTCATCAGTATTCAAGATGATGAAAATACTCACGGCAGTGGTATGCTTATAGCTACAGACACTGTTGGGAAAGTACTTGTCAACGGAAAACCTGTGATATTACAAAGTGATCCAGCTCGTCCGGATGGATTATGTCCAGGTCCCTTTCACTGTAACCCAAAAGCCAAAGAAGCTAGCCCAAATGTTAGAGCAGGAAATGGATCATGAGCAAGGATTTTCCAAATGGTTTGCAAAGTGCAAGCGATTACCTAGATGCTAGGCATCACATCAGCGGAACAACAGCAAGTGGAACAGATGCTGCTAGAGTAGCATTTAGTGCTGAATATAGTTTTACGCTCAGAGAACTACTGTGTGGTATGCTCAGTGGCAACGGTGTAAAGTTGCCAAACATACAACTGTGTTTGCATGCCAACATACAAGAATTATTAAAAATTCCTAACATACAAGGTGAAATTGCAGACGCACTTAATCAATTGTTAGATAGTGTTGAATCATTTATGGACCACACAAAAATTGATAATGTGTTGGGTCGTCTTAACAGTGTACTAGCAGAAGCACAAAATGTTGCGAATTTAATTAATTTCTGTGCGCAGCCTGTTGATCCTATTGCTATACCTAATATGTTAGAACGTGCAATGGGCAGTTTCTTAGGAGCAGGTAAACAACTTGCAAATGACATAGGAAGTATAGATCCCAGTAATGTGTGTGCATGTATAAGCACCAGCGGGGGATTTAATGCTAGTGTGTTTAATGGAGGTGTATTAGGTCGCATTGCCAATAACATCGATGACATCACAAACGGATCACTGATACAATCAGAATTAGATGCAATCAAAAACGATATTTCCGGCATCAGTGATAGAATGAGCAATCTAATTAATTTTGAAAACAATATCAACGGTGGCTATACAAAAGGCGGAAGTCAGTTTGCAACACCAGACAGCGGATGTAACAATGAAATAGGTGTACTGCATAATCCATTGAATTCTAATGTAGGTGCTAGTGCAAGAGTTACTAGCCAAATGAAGTCTTTGTATGATAGATTAGGCGCATACCCAGTACAATATAGTTTAGGCAGTGAATATGACAGTAACGGAGATCGTGTCCTCAGAGGAGATGTTGTAGAATATCCTAACATTTTCCATTTGTTATTTGATGATGAAATTCTTGCAATATTACAAAGAGACGACGACTATACAGGAAATCTTAATAATCAAACTCCGGTGTATGACTATTGTGGTAATATTATTGGTTATACCAAAGAGCATGTAGAACGTCAAGAATTACAAAGTGAAGGTTCGATACCAACTGTTCCAAACAGCCCAGGGTTCAATGCCGGAGGAGTAATTACTAGCAATGGTGGTACTGGTTCTAGTGGCACAACTGGTGGTACAACAATTATCAATAATTTTAACAACACAGGAAATAATTTATATCTTGTAAACAGTGAAGCAGGTCAACTTGCATTGCAAGCCAACACAGATGATATTGTTGTAAGAACAGATATCTTAACTATTTTTACAAGAAGAGATACTACAACCAACAATACAGGAACATTAAGCGATTATCAACAAGCAACTAGCACACTGTTTGAATTTTTAAACAATTTAAATGTAGAAGCAGATGATGGATTAATTGTAAAAGATAGCGGAGTAAGTAGAGCTAGAGCTGTTGAAGGTAAATCAGGCGAAACAAAAGTTATTAACGGTGATGGCAAAGCTGGTAACATTAGAGTTGAACTAGAAGAAAACACACGTATTCCAGGAACTGCGGCAGTTAAAATACCTGTGGGCAACACAAGTCAGCGACCCAACACAGAAGTAGGAGAAATACGCTACAACACTGACAACGATAGATTAGAAGGTTATTTTGGAAATACTGCTAGTTGGCAAAGTATTGCTTTAATGCCAGATATTTTAACAACCAGCAGTAGTCTTACAAGTATCGGTACAGGTGCAGATGTATTCAAACAAACTGTTAGTAATACCAGTGAAATAAGAAGTCTTACAGCAGGCAGCGGAATTACTATAACTGAAAACGCTGACGATATACAAATTGGTGACCAAATCACCAGCAGTAACATAGGCAGCGGTAGTCAATTATTCAAACAACGAACAGCTAATAATTTTGAGTTCAGAACTCTAGTTAGCACAGATAATAGTATTACATTTTCTCAAACAGCAGATACAGTAGATATTAGCGGTGATCCTAATGTAAAAAAGACCACAACAAGTACTAGCGGCAGTGGTGCAACAGCAATTCAAGTTAATGGTGTTTACCCAGAGCCTGCAACTGGAAAGACATGGTTCTTCACTGGAATTGCAATAGGCAGAGCTAGTACAGGTCAAGTACAAGCATTTAAAATTGAAGGTTTAGCAGACAATCAAACTGGTACTCCGACAATTGTTGGTAATACAATTATGAAAACAGATTATCAACGTAACACAGCAGATGCAGTACAAACACTGTGGGATCCACTATCAAGCTATGCTACCAATGACTTAGTTGAATATGACGGTAACATCTACGAAGCTAGTACAAATATAAGCGGAGGAGCCGCAAGTCCAGATACTAATTCTGATTGGACATTGTACTACAGCGGTTGGAATTTTACTGCTGAAATTGATGCAGGTGGACTTAGATTCAAAGTTAAAGGTGATGGTACTGCTCCTAGCGTAAGTTGGGATGTAAGAATCACTTTCCTAGAAGTATAAATACTGTGTCAACCAAAAAGATGTATTTTTTGAATCTTTTTTCTTGACATTCGAGTCATCTTGCCATAAACTCTTACTATTAGTAAGAAGCTATGGAGAGATGTCATGGCACAAAAAGTGAACTAGAATAGGCAATGAAAGGCAAAACAATGAGGTCCAAAGACACTGGCGATGGAAGAAAAATATTAGCAAAAGTAGAGGTCCCATTAAGTATTGAAGATATTGCAACCTATGCAATTAGATATTTAGAAGATGCAGGTGACGATGATCCTAGAGATACATTGATCAACAGCAACAAGAGACAAATCTTTAATATGGCAAAACTAGCCATATTCCGTTGGGGTACAGAAGAACCCCGAGCATATGTTGCGGAACATATGAACGGACATTTCAAACCAATTGAACAAATCGTAAAACACAAGTTTCCGGAGTGTGACTGATGGCTGAAGTAATAGACTTACGAGTTGAACGTGCAATGCGAACCAGCGGTATCAAAGATCGCACACTGTTACAAGATATCATTGATCAAGGTTACAATCCAAATGATCCAATTGAACTCAACAATTATTACAATTGGAAAACATTTGAGAACTTCATGGAAACAGATGATGTAGCTCACAATTGGACAGAGGAAGCTATAGATAGACTGTTAACAGATATAAAAGAATGGGATCCTACCCAACCCTACACAGTTACAGTAGAAGGTGTAGAATTTGATACAGATTATGAACTTTTTTTGAATACTGACGAAGAAAAAGGTTGACAATAAGACATCTTGAATGTAAGCTGTATATGTAAGTTGAAAAAAAGAGGACTTAGATATGCAAGTAGCAGTTATTCATACAGCGTTTGAAGATACACCTAACACAGTAGCATTTGTTGATGTGCCAGATGGTACCAGTGACGAAGATGCTATGAACTATGCATATCGTTGGACAAACAACGTGATGGGCTCATGGAGTCGCAAAGAGAAATTTTTTGAAAATGGAGAAGCTAACGGCGACTACAATGACGCTGTTACAGTGATGGCGCCATTGCACGAGGGTGGAATGGGTCTACGATCAACATCAATGGGTGACCACATGTTGGTTGGTAATCGAAAATATAAAGTAGCCATGTTTGGCTTTGAGGCAGTATAATACGGGAGCAGTAATTAGGGAGGATAATTTAACTGGGCAATAGCCCACCTAACTACTCAGAAAGGAAACCTCAAATGAGTAAAGAACTTTATAAAAGCACTGCCGTGGAAGCCGGCAAAATGGCATGGAATGCCGCTAAGATTATCACTATTTGCGCTACGGGTCTAGTTGCTTGTATTGCATTTTGGATGTTTGTAATGGGGCGGGAAGGTGATTCCGCTATGTTTGCTGGTATGATAAGTTACCTGGTATTGGGCAGTATATTCGTTATGATTAGCGGTGCATACGACCGTGCCAAGCTAAAAGAAAAATATCCAGATATTGATTTTTCTTAAAAAAAATTATAAGTCATTGAAGTGCAAGGATTCTTTCTTGCACTTTTTTGTTGACAGTAAGACGTCTTGATGCTATATTATATGTGTAAGTTAGACAAAGGAGGTGACCAATGATTAGAATTTTCAACAGTGCAGTGCCCGGAGAGCGTGAAATAGGCTTAGACGAGGTTAATGTTGTAACAATGAAAATGGACTATGATGGTGCACCTTACATGTTGTTTGAGCATGAGGACTTTCCACTTGGTGCTCTTAAAGCAACATTCAACGGAAGCAATTGGGAGTGTGATTTAAACTAATGAGTATCCAAGAAACACTTGAATCCATTGACAGCAAACTAGACGAAGTAGATGAACTCATTATGAGCATGCCACTTCAAAACAGTGTAAAAAAACAGTTGACAGCACACCTGTATACCATGTATGCTGAACTAGAAGAAGCTGTTGAGCTTCGTCCTGCAGACTTTAATTAGGAGACCAAATATGGTAGACGTTTTAGAAGATATCGATGTAATTGAAAATGCTCTTATTGCATTTCAAGAAGGTGCCAGCGATGAAAAATATGCGGCACTTTGGAGTTTGGAAAAACTCTTGCTCAAGAAGAAAGACCA